AGCGCTGTATGTCCTCGGGCGTCACGCGCAGGGCAAATGTGCGGAAGTCCATATCAAAGGCGCGTCCGTCAGCCTCGGCCGTGGCGCGTACTTGGTAGTACAGCATACGGCACGCATCCGACAGCCCCGTAATCTCGTAGGCCTCCTTGCCCATGGCCTCGCGGAAGTCCACAAGCGCGGCCATGGTCTGACGCACGGGATACTCAACCCCGTCTATCTTAATGATCGTCTCCATTGCTTACCCGGCCGCGTTGGTAGTTGTCAGACCGGTGCCGTCAAAGGTCACCGCGCCGGTGTTCTCAAGGTCGAGGCTGTAGGTCACATCATCATTGGCAGGCATGGTGTGGTCGCACTTGGTGATGACGAAGCTACCCGACAGATAGGGCTTGGTGTCATTGGCACGCTCGAAGCATTTTACCGTCACGGGAGTGGCGGCGGCGGCCAACGCCATCAGTGCGGCCAAGCCGTTCTCCTCCTCGCCGTAGTAGTGCAGCCCCTCGCACGAAATGGATACCGACAGCCCGGTAATACCTTTCTCCTTGAATAGCGCCGTAGTCAGTGCGTCAACCTTTGGCGGCTTGACGGCGCGGTCTTTGGTCTCGGCGGAAATGCTCACGTTGTGTGTCGTGCAGTGGCCTATGGCCTTCTCGCCTATCAGCAGCAGCATGTCGCTACCATTTACATATCCTGTTTTTGTTGACATAATTGTTGTGTGTTAATTTGTTAATATTCTGTACGTTAATGCAAAATAGTACGCATCGCCGTCATATCCGTCCGATGCGTTCTCTAACTGGATGCCGCGGATAACCATCCCCTCGAACTCGGCGTTCTCAAATCTCTGTGACAGCATATTGTTGGCGACCTCGGCCACTTCCAGCGCCTCGTCATATCCTGAGCCGTAGCATGTCAGTACTACCGTGACGCTGCGCGGTCCGGGCAGGGTCTTGTCGGCGCGTGTAGTCACGCCTGCCAACGAATACACCACATAGGGTAGCTGCAGCTGTGCGCCGTTGGCACTCGGCATCGCCACTACCGGATAAGCCGGAAGGCCGCGGTCTAACAGAAAATTGTATATCGCAATGCCTACGGACAGCCCTGTACGCGAAAATGGTACGCTTCTATCAGTCTTATATCCAGCCATTTTTCTTCAATTGCTTTTCAATTTGTTTATCAAACAATTCGCCCAGTCGGCTCTCGACCTCGGACGCCTTGGCTTGCTCGGCTCTCCCCAGCGCATTGATAGGCTGACGACTGCCGCGTGAGGTCGTCCCGTCTTCCAGCCAGAACAGCGCGGGCTTAAGCTGCCCTCGGCGGTTGAGGTGCATTGCCTTACGCGCACGGTTGGACAGGTAGACGCGCATACCGAGTTTGGTCTTTCCGTAGGGCGCTGCCATCAGAATGTTCTTGGCCAGTGCCGAGGCGTTGTGCACGCCCGATGCACGGACGTTGCGCCGCGCCTCGTTGCGCAGTATGCGCCCCCCGGCTCGCAGTGCGCCCTTGAGGGCACGCGCCTTCTGTTGGTCGGTAAGCTGTGCCGCCAGACTGCGCAAGTCGCGCTGTAGCTCTTGGATGGTCTCCTTGTCGCTCATAAGTTTACGCGGTCACATATTACGGTTTTCAGTCCTTTACGCCGGTTGGCGATGACGGCGGTCACCTCCATCAGCGCACCACTGTCGGTGTCCTCGTCCGATACCTCGATCAGGCGGTCTCCTCGGCGGATGTCATGCAGATAGCGCACGTAGTACTCGGTGTGGATGTCGGCATACATCTCCCCTGCCTCATTGCGTTCTGTGGCGCGCATAGACGCCCGCTCGGCGCGAATATATGCGAGAGTGGTGTATTTGGCCAGCAACGCCCCGGTCCCCGTAATAGAAGTCTCGGGGCGCTCCCACCGCAGCCGTGTATACATGCGTCCTATCTTCATCTCGGCAGGTCTTTTGGATAGCGGCGGTACGGTGCCAGCATCTGACGCACGCGCACGGGCGTCTGTGACGCCTCGCCATCGCGGTTGTTATAATACAACGAAGTCAGCATCAGCGCGGCCATTACGATGTCGGACGGCACTTCGCCGTACTCCTCGATGATGTCGGCCTCGGTACGCTGCAGGATGTTGCACACTTCGGCACAGGCCGACCCCATGGCCAACGTCACCAACGGCGCCTCGGCCGCGGTAGCTTCCACGCCGAGGTCGTCGATGATGTTGTATCGCTTTACTATGTCGAGATCGAGGAACATTTATCAGGCTTTGAATTTGCCGAGAACGAAGGCATCGGAGCGCAGCGTCTTGGTGCCGAAGTCTACGTGCAAGGTGAATTGCACGACGTCTTTGCGAGCCTCGGTGTAGGGGTCGACGATGAAGCTGAAGTCGCCGAACTGTCCGACAGGTTGGTAAGTGAAGTCGCCGATACCGATATAGTCATCGCCAATGAACTCGGTGGTGAATACGGGGATACCGGCTATCATATCGTTTTCGCAGATCATGATGCCACTGCCGGTGTCTTTGCTCGTGGCCTCGAGGATGGCCTTGGTGGACTTGGTCATTACCCACGCCATATGCTCGCCCTCGACACCGCTCTTGAGCACGGTGGCCTTGAGTTTGTTGATGTCGGCATAGGTCTTGGCTATCATTGTCGGGGTCTTGCCGATGAACGGACCTACAAGGTTGGTGGCGCCGGTGGCTGCTGTGGTGCCGAACATGGCTTTGTTCAACGCCTTGGCCACGGCCATAGGTAGCAGGTTCTTGACTATGGTCTCGATGATGCCGCCGCTCTGGTTGATGGTGCGACGGGTGACACCGCAAGTCACGCCGATAGTGTCAGGCACGGCCTTGAGCGCCGACAGGGATATTTTCTGCTCGGTCAGCTCCATATTGTCGCCGCCGATGGTGGCCTCCACCATAGATGCTACAGGCCATACATACTCGCCGACAAGTCCGGTCATCAGCGGCAGGCCTACCTTGTCAAGGATTAGACCTTCCTGCAACGGCATAAGTACGTCCTGCAGGTTGATGCGGACGATATTGCCGGCATTCGCCACGTTGATGTCGGTGACGGTAGGCTCGGTGGGAACGGCCGGCGGGTCTTCGCGCACAAGGCGGATGGTAGTGGAGACGCCGCGCTTCACGTTTTCGCGGATGGCGCGTTCGGCCTCGGCAAGGCGCTGTGCAGCACTCTGCGCGGGGGTCAGGATCTCGGTAAGCTTTTCGCTGCGCAGACGCGCCGAAATGCGGTCTTGCTCGGCTCGCAGCTCATCGACATGCTTCTGTTCATCGGCAGTGTAGCCTCTCTTCTCTTTCTCGAGGGTGTCGGCCATAGCACGAAACTCCTCGGCAATCTCGTTGTAGCGTTTTTGCGCTTCTCTCTTTTCTTTTGGTGTCATAATCGTAATATCTTATTTATTAGATAATTATATTTTTGGGTCATACTCCTCTGTCGACCAGACGGCGCAGCTCGGCCACACACTCGGCGCTCGCTTGTGAGGCCTCACGCGCGGCAGCCTCACGCGCAGCGCACTCTGTGTCGGGATAGGCAGGGCGGTCGGTCAAGGTGAAATCGTCTATGTCTTGTATCTTGCGGATGGTGTATATCACGCGGTCGCCGGCGTCCTCGCGCGATACAGCCGTGTCATCCGAGTAATCCATGTAAAAAGCGAAGCTGCAGCCGTCCAAAGCGCCGCTGCGCACCAGTTCAAACGCAGTATCGCCATCAGGCGTGCGCGGGGGCTCAAAGACGAAATGCACACCCTTCTCGTCTACGCTGTACTCCAGCGTGCCGACACCCTTCTTGCTCCGCGCCAACAGGCGGTGTCGGTCGTGGTACAGGTTCATGCGGATGTCGCAGCCGTCCAGCATTTCCTTGGTCACGGCCTCAGGCGCTATCATCTCGTATACGGGCTTGCGGTTCTCCACACCCATCAGCGCCGAGGGTGTGTCGAACACTATCGCATACCCCTCGATGCGGCGGCTATCGGCATCCTCGGATGCCCGCAGCTCGCGCGTCATATACTCTCTCTTGGTTTTATTCTTTTCCATTGTTCGCATTATTTTCATTGTTCGCATTATTGCCGTTCACCGGCCTCAGATTGGCACTTACCATCGGCGTGTCGCCGCCGTCTACCGGGTGACGCCCGTCGGCTCGCCGCAGTTCGTTGACGGTGGCCACGCCCGCGCCTAACAGCGCGGACATATACCGCGCCTTGCTATCGAGGTCGCACGCGTACAGCTGACTGCGGTCGAAGGCTATGCGGCGCCGTGCGCACTCGCCTCGGCTCAGTAGCTTGCGCTGTAACTCGTTCTCTATCTTCCGCAGTAGCGGGTTCAGCGTGTTGCTCAAAAACGCCACATTGGCCATCTCGGCGCTCTTGTAATTGCTTGAGGTCTCGTCCATCACGTAGGACGGGTGTACACCGAAGAAGCGACATATGTCGCGCAACGCCCATTGACGATTTTGCACGAATTGGGCGTCCTGCGCCGTCATCTGCACTCCGTGAAATTCGGCATTGCCGTACAGCACATTGAGGTAGTCACCGTGGCGCATATTGTAGCGCAACGCTCCGGCCAGACGGTCGAGCTCCTCATCCTGCACTTCACCGTAGCCTTCGACCGTGCGGGGATTGGTAATGAAACCGGTGGGCATACAGCCGTTGGCGAAACGCCGCAACATCTCGCGGTCGGCAGTGGCCACTGTCCGCAACGCGGTATTGGCGGCTGCTATCAGCCCCACACCCACAGGCGTCCCGTCATAGCTCGGACAGCTCAGACGCACGATGTCGCCCTCGGCATATCTCCCCGACAGCCCTTGTGCAAGGTCTGTCACGGTGTACGTCTCGCTGTAGCGGTCATATACCACGGACGCATCGGCACCGACCAGACGTAGCTCCATCAGCGCGTACGGCGCACTCTCGAAGTAGCGCGGTATGATGTAGGCATTGCCTATCAGTAGCATTTGCTGCACGGCTCGCGCCCAAAACTCTACGGCGCTGTCGCGGTCGTTGGGCTGCACCGACAGCAGATACTGGAGGTTGTTGGCATCGCCTTCGGGCACTGCGGCGAATACGCCGTCCCCCCCACACGCCAGCAGGCGCAACGGCAGCGACGACACCGCACCGCTTATCAACTGGACACAGCGGTTGACTACCGCGATGCCCATAGCGTCCGCAACGCTGTTGACCGGCACATCGTGCGCAGTCTCCGTCATCAGCAGGCTGCGGTCAATAGTCACCTCGCGCCGCATACGCCGTGTGCGCCGACTATTTCCACTTTGGAAATACTTGCCAACGACACGCCGCAGCCCGCCAAACACGCCGCCCGTCTCTCGTATATTGTTCTTGCTTCTTTCGGTCATATATCCGGGGCGCTACACATGCCCCTCTACATAGCCGACCGTTAAGCGAAAAGTGACGGCACTTTTTGCCCTATTTCGCCGCTTTTAGGGAAAGTTTAACAAAATTTAACCACAAACAATTTGCTAAATAATTTTTTAGCATTAACTTTGCAATGTCAAATTAAACAACGAAAGGAAATGAAGTACAGCGAATTACATCGAAAGCTAAGAAAGGTCGGGTGCTACCCGACAGGCGAAACCATCAATGGTCATCCTGAGTGGTACAGCCCCATCACTAAAATGCGCTTCCCGACATCTCACCACGCCACCGAGGAAGTTAAGAAGGGCACTTTGCGAAACATTGCCAAAATGTCCGGCGTAAAATTCTAAAAAAAAGGTCGTGGGCGGCGCCCACCGCCCACGATCTAACTCATACAACCAAAAAAAACGACAAAATATGATTACAGTAAAAGCATACTTAAACCGCGAAGCCGATGGCTCTTACAGCATCTATACAGAAGATGACCGCTTGAATTACGGTCTCATCGGCGAGGGCGCAACCGCGCAGGAAGCTATTGACGAATGGAATGAAACATATCTCGCCACACAAAAATCCTATGCCGAAAGGGGTCTCCCCTTTGTCGAGGCTGAGTTCTCCTTCGCCTACGATGTGCCCTCTTTTCTGACATACTACGCCGGGATACTCAACTATACCGGCCTCTCTAAACTCACCGGAATATCTTCTGCGCAGCTCTCACAGTACATCTCCGGGTACCGCAAACCATCGAAAAAAACCACCGAAAAAATCCAAACCGCTATAAACGCCCTCGGGCAAGAATTAAGCCGCGCACAGTTCGTTTAATTTGACACCATTTCCAGTGTGCACGGCGCGCCCCGAACATCACCACACGATGCCCGGGGCGCTTTATTCTACCGCCGCGCGTCCAGAAACAGACGCAGCGACATCAGCATCGTTATCACTCCATCGATCTTCTGGTACTCGCTACGCTTGACAGGCTTTGTATTGCCGGACAAATGCTGGACAACAAACTTCTACGAGCCCCAACGGCAAGCGCAAGACATCTTCCTGTCGCGCTACGGAGACGACAAGACGGCGCAAGCACTTGTCGCCAACCAGAGGCACGAAGCCGAGATATTCAGCCGTTTCCATCAGCACTACGGTTATGCCTTTTACATAGCACGTAAGAGCTGATCGCCCGTCCGCATCCTCGTGCCGCCGTACTCATCCCACGGCGACACGGGATACACAACGCGCCTGTCCGGCTTATGGCACAGGCGCGTTTTTTTAAGTGCGCTCATCCTTAACGCAGCCCCCACCCACTTCATCCGCGCCGTGAAAGGCATAGTCTTGAGCAATAGGCCATCAAAAGCCATATAAACCGAACTTATTTTGCTCGAAAACGCCACGACAGCATTACGTACATTCATAAAGCCCATGGCCATATTCGCGATCGATGCCCCGACATTGAGGTACGGCGCTACACTCGACACCAGCGACCCTATCTTCGCTTTGAGCGCGCCCATCGAGTTTGCCAACTGCTTCTGTTTGCCGGCGTCAGTCTTGGCCAGCGCCGCGTTCATTTCGCCGACGTTGTCGGTGATGATCTGCGCCAGCATCGCCGCACGCTCCTGCTCGTTGCCGTTCTTGATGGCCGCCTCCTGCGCTTCGGTAAAGGTGATGCCCACGCGCCGCAGCGCCGAGGTCATACCCATCATGGCCTTGCCCATAAGATTGGCCACATTGACGGCATCCCCGGCTTCAGCGCTAAAACCGCGCTGCTGCGCCACAAGGTTATTCATCGCCGGGATAAGCACCTCAAGCGATGATTTTTGATACAGGAACGTGGCCAACTGTTGCGCCCCTGCACGCTGCACCCCCGCCGAAATAATACCGAGGTCGGCCTGTGCGCTCGTCAGCTTCTTAATAGACGCTATTTCGGCA